CTTGTCAAACACAACCCTCGACAACTCGAAGGCTGCCGATGCGACCCAGACGCACCAACCTGGATCGCTATCACCCAAGACGGACGACTCCTCACCATGAGCCACGCCAACTACGCTGAACTCGCCGATGAGTAACGGACAACGCCAACCCTGCCCATGCAACCCACACCCGTATCCCTGGTGCGGAGACAGAGGAATAGAAGACGATGACTGACCCAATATCCGACTACATCGAAGCACAAGCACAAGCCCACGTCACCGCCTACGTCATCGTCGCCACCACAGAAACCCTCACCGGCGAACAATCATTCTGGGTCGCCTGCCAAACCAACCAAACCGCCTCAACCACCCTCGGCCTACTCGAATCAGCATCCGCAGCAGAAAAACTACGAATCGCCAAACTCTTCATCGCCAACGACGACGACACCGACTAACCTCAACCCACCCCAACTCACAACGCAAAGGAGGCGTCATGAGAAAAAAACTCAAATACTTCCCCGTCCAACCATTGCTCGCATTATTCCCAGACGGTATGGGTGATCGAGTGATCGGTGAACACTTCGGAGTATCACGCACCATCATCCACCGCTGGCGACACAACCCCACCTGCGCCATCGACGAATACACCGCCGACCGCTACGCAATCCAGATGGGAATGCACCCACTAGAAATCTGGCCAAACTGGATCAGCATGGAAGAAACGGCATGAATGCTGCCGATACCGATCAACTCTTCCCCAACACGCTCAGCACACCAGGAATCGAAATCAACCCACAACTGATTCAAGTTCGACAAGTGAAAGCATCAGTCATCCAAACCCTGCAACCACAAATGTCGAAAGCAATCTGGCGTCCAGCACCAGGAAGAAAACTCGGATTTCTGATTGAACACGAACAACACCTGCTCGGAATCGCATTCCTCTCAAGCCCAGTAATCAACATGAAAGAACGAGACAACAAACTCAACCTCCCAAAAGACCCAAGCGACAAAGGAAAAGAACTACGCCACTATGCAGACCTCTCCGTCTGCGTACCAGCACAACCGTTCGGCTGGCATTGGAACGGAGGCAAACTTGTCGCACTCATCGCCACCACACTCGGCGACGCATGGCAAGAACGATACTCAGACGAACTCAAAGGCATCATCACCACATCACTCTGGGGAAAAGGAAGCCAATACAATCGCATCTACCAATTCCTCGGATATACACAAGGATTCGGACACGAACACATCAGCGACGAACGCTATAAACAAATGCTGACATGGCTAGAAACAAATGGATTCGACATCCCGTCATCAAGATTCGGTGCCGGATCAAATCCGCGCATGAGAAGAATCCAGGCCTACAAAAAAGCATCAGGTGACAAAACAATCACACTCAAACACGGCAACAAACGCGGCATCTACTACCATCCAGCAACCCCATCAAATCAAAGACAACAAATCATTCAATTCTGGTACGAGCGGTGGGGCATCAACAGATACGAAAGAACACGCAACCAAACCCCACCATACGTAGACGGACTCACAACGAAAGACCCTGCACAATGACCAACAGAATGCTCCAAGCCGCGCTCGGCTACGCCCAACTCGGCATCCGAGTCATCCCCATCAAACCTGGCATGAAATACCCGCCAATCAACGAATGGCAAAACCAAGCCACCACCAACCCCGACACCATCACCGAATGGTGGACAGACACCTATCACGGCTACGGCATCGGCATCGCCACAGGACGCACCCGCAACGGCCACATCTTCGTCCTCGACGTAGACGACAGAGACGAATACAAAGGCTCCGACACCCTCCACGACCTCGAACAAACCTACGGACAACTCCCCGAAACCGTCGAAGCCACCACCGGCACAGGAGGACGCCACCTCTACTACTACAGCCCCACCGAAATCCGAAACAACGCAGGCACACGCCTCGGCAAAGGACTCGACATCAGAGGCGAAGGAGGACAAGTCCTCGCCGACCCAACCCTCCACCCAAACGGACGCCCCTACACCTGGAACATCGGACAATCCCCACACGACCGCAAACCAGCCCACGCCCCCCAATGGCTCATCCAACTCCTCACCAAACAACCCGAACCCATCAAACCACCCACCACCCCCGACACCTTCCTCAACGACCCCACCACCCCCTCAGCCCGATACAACGCCGAAACCACCTGGGAACAACTATTGATCCCCGACGGCTGGACACTCGTCAAAACAGACCGACACGGCGAACAACACTGGACACGCCCAGGCAAAGACCCACGCGACGGCACCTCAGCCACCATCGGACACAACGGCAACGACGCCCTCATCGTCTTCACCAGCGCAATCCCCTGGCTCCCAGAAGGCGGATACAACCGCTTCGGCTACTACGCCCACCGACATCACAACGGCGACTGGAAACAAGCCGCCCACACCTACCTCCAAACCCAACCCACCCAACCCAACCAACCCCCAACCCAAACCACCCCAGACGAACTCCACAACATGCTCATCAACTGGCACGACTTCTGGCAAGGAGAACACACCACAGAAGACTGGATCGCCAAACCCCTCATCGCCCGAGGCCGCCAAACCGCACTATTCGCAGGAGCCAAAACAGGCAAATCCTGGATCACCCTCAACATCACCGCAGCCCTCGCAACCGGCAAACCCATCCTCGGCCAACCACCCCAACCACCAGTCCACACCCTCTACCTCGACTACGAAATGACCCAAGCCGACCTCATGGAACGCCTCGAACAATTCGGCTACACCGAAGACGACGACTACTCCCACCTCCACTACGCCCTCATCCCCTCCCTCCCCCCACTCAACACCTACGAAGGAGCCACAGCCCTCACCAAACTCTGCGAACTCACAAAAGCCCAAGTCGTCATCATCGACACCACCGGCAGAGCCATCGAAGGCGAAGAAGACAAAGCCGACTCCTACAGAGCATTCGCCCGCACCACAGGCCTAGCCCTCAAAAAAGCTGGCATCGCCCTCGTCCGAACCGACCACGCAGGCAAAAAAGTCGGCCAAGGACAACGAGGCTCCTCAGCCAAAAACGACGACGTAGACATCGTCTACCGCCTCGACAAAACAGACGAAGGCGTCCGGCTCGTCCGAACCCACTCACGCATCTCCTGGTGCCCCGAAAAGGTAGACCTCATCGTCGAAGACTTCAACGACATCACCACCATCCGATACAAAGCCCCCAGCAACCGAGGCTTCACCATCCAAGCCATCGACCTCGCCCGACGCCTAGACCAACTCGGCTACCCCTTAGACCTTGGGGTGAATGAGACGATCAAACTGGCCAAGGAACAGGGCATCACCCTCGGACGAAAGACCCTCGTCTCAGAGGCGATCCGATGCCGAAAGCAGCCCAAACCAGACCCACTTGAGGTGGTTCCCGTCAATTCTCGGGAACCAGTGGGAACCACCCCAAAAACGGGAACCACTTGGGAACCACTTCGGGAACCACTTGGGAACCACCTTCTAGAACCCAGCGTGCATAAGGGAACCACCCCACCCCCCTATAGGGGGGTGGTGGTTCCCATGCCCCAAAACATGGGAGAAGAAAACCTGTCAAACTGGGAACCACCCACCCCAAATCATGACCCAAACGACGAGGTGGTTCCCGACCATCTCGACCCCCTCTGGTAGTCCCCCGATGCCCATCCACCGTCCCTGCCTCACCTGCCATCGGCTCACCATCAACCCACGACGCTGCGACACCTGCCAGACCACCTGGCAAGCCCAGCGACCCAAGCCGTACCGACCTCACTATCGAGGCAACTACGCAGCTCGAGCCAAGGCGGTGAGGGACACAGCAACCCAATGCTGGATCTGTGGCGAAGGCGCAAGGGTGGACGACCCTTGGACAGCCGACCACGTACACCCAGGCGACACTTCACCAGACGCCCTACTCCTTCCAGCCCACCGCACCTGCAACTCGCGTCGAGGGAATCGCGCATGACCCCCCACCGGCAGTCTCGGGGGGTGGGTCAAATCTGGGGGCGCACAGGCGCACATGACCCATGCCGTTGCACGGGGAGTTCGTGGTCGGTGGACGGGGTACGGCTACCCTTGAGTCATGGCAACGAAGTCAACGGGTGTGGGTCGTGGGAACAAGGCCGAGCCGGTCGAGCGTCGTCGAGCCAGGGGCGCACGGATTCGGAACGGTTTGGCTGCTGCGCCGATGCCTGGTTCAGCGTTGGCGACCGTCGATCTGACCGAACTGCCGGAGCCGCCGGTGGAGTTGGGGGATGTTGGGGCTGCGTATTGGGTGACGTATTGGGCGGCTGGTCGTCGGCATTTGTCGGAACTGCACGACGCCCCGCTGATGACGAGGCTGTGTCGGAACTTCGACAAGATCGCGGAGTTGGAGGCGTGGCTTGGGGACGATGTGGAGCGTCGCTGGTATGTGTCTCCGAATGGGCAGGTTGTGACGCATCCGGCGGTGAAGCAGATCGAGCAGATGGATGCTCAGAACACGGCTTGGATGTCGTTGTTGGGGTTCACGCCGAGCGACCGTGCCAGGTTGGGGTTGGCGGAGATAAGGGTTGCGAATGAGCTTGATGCCTTTAGGAAGCGTAAGGCCAACGTGGTCGACGGCGAGGTTGTCTCAGAAGTCTGACGGTTTGCTGGTTGCTGATTTCGCTTCGACGTTTCTGCATGTGTCGAAGGGTGTGAGGGCTGGGGAGGCGTTGGTGTTGACGGACTGGCAGCGTGAGTTGTTGGTGTCGTTGTTTGAGCGTCGGGCTGACGGGATGCTGAGGTATCGACGCAGCCTGATTGGTCTGGGCCGCAAGAACGGGAAGTCGTTGATCGGGTCGCTGATTGCGCTCTATGGGTTGATCGAGGGTGAGCCTGGGGCTGAGGTGTATTCGGCGGCTGGTGATAGGCAGCAGGCGCGGGTGGTGTTCAATGAGGCTCGCTGGCAGGTGCAGCAGTCGGCTGCGTTGTCGGGTGTGTGCAAGGTGTATCGGGATGCGATTGAGGTGCCGTCTACTGGGGCGGTGTATCGGGTGTTGTCTTCGGATGCGAAACTTCAGCAAGGCCTCAACCCTTCGACGGTCATCTTTGATGAGTTGCATGTTCAGCCGAATGATGATTTGTGGGATGCGTTGACGTTGGCGTCGGGTGCGAGACGCGACCCGATGATCGTGGCTATCACGACGGCTGGGCATGACTTGGACACGATTTGTGGGCGGCTCTACACCTACGGTCGGCGCATCATCTCAGGCGACCAGGACGATGAGCGGTTTGGGTTCTTCTGGTGGGAAGCACCCGAGGGCTGTGCCACCCATGATCGGGATGCTTGGCTGGCTGCGAATCCGAACCTGGCTGAGGGTTTGTTGTCGTTGGAGGACATGGAGATCAGCATGAACCAGACGGCTGAGATTGCGTTCAGGAGATACAGGCTGAACCAATGGGTTCGGACTGAGGGAGAATCTTGGCTTCCTGCCGGTGCGCTCGACCAATGCATCTCCGATCTTGAGCTGGACAAAGACCTGCCCGTATTCGTTGGGATCGACATGGCGTTGAAGCATGACTCGATTGCGGTGGTGACAGCACAACCACAGCCATCAGGTCGCATTGTGTGTCGGGCAAAGATTTGGCATCCCGACGCTCACGCGATGGATGTGTCGGCTGTCGAGGCGTATTTGCGTGACTTGAATCGTGAGTGGCAGGTGATGGAGTTT